ACCCATCATCTTCAGGGACGAAATCGAATTTCCTGGTCGGCGTGGACTTTGGAAATACCTGCTGGACATCCTGCGCAATCCAACCCAGCTTTGCTCTGTCCTTCACATCACCGAGCGTGTACGAGCTATCTTTCCACGTATAGCGCTTAAGGGGGAGGTCCTTCACAATTTCATAGCAACGGCCGAGGTCCGCTAGGGTGATGTCGGTTTTCAGGCGCTCGTCTGAGGCAATGGTCCACGTGTTTGTGGACGGCTTTGTCGCTCCATCTATCGACAACTCTAATTGGCTCGTGGGAGACTTGCCGATGCCGACGCTGCCGCCAGGCGTTATGGTAAAACGTGTAGTTGGAGTATAGTCGGCATCGCCTGTTGTCTTTCCAGAATCAGACATAAAACGAAACCCAGTACTCAGTTCAAAAGCTAAAAAACTAACAGTGGCAGCTGTCAAGCTGGGTGCTACCGTTGCCCAGCTAGCTCCCGCTGGATTACCGCTTTGATACCCGTTTAGTCCTACATTAAACGCTGAGGTGTTCCCCGAGCCAGCAAAATGGGCATATGTTCTATTACTCGTGCCTATATGCGGCCCGTATGAATTAGATGTCGCCGCAAACTTCAAGAATTCGGTTCCGGCACCATGGGTACTGCCAGCCCCCCCAATATCCAACTTCGCTGCAGGACTCGTCGTCCCAATCCCCACATTCCCACTACTCGTAGCAAGGTTGGCGCCTGTGGTGCATGAGATTGCCCCTGTTATTGCTAGGCCAGCGCTACTGGCGGAGGCAATGCTGTTGATCGCAGCCAGTTCGGCCAGGTCCAGATTGGCGAGCGTCCCGTCGGCACGGTCAACCGTGATGACCGCGCCCCTCTTGATGCGCAGGACTTTGAACACCTCGATATTATTGAATTTCTTCCAGTTAAGCATTGCCGTTCCTTAGTTTTGAAGTTGTAAAAAGAAGGGCGCATTGTAAGCGCCCTTCTTTCTTTTCCTGCAACCTGTTTGTTAGGATATCTTAGGAGATCTGCGGCGCCAGCGGCATGCCACCGGCGAAGTCGTACCAGGTCTCCGTCACGCCCGCAGCATCGAAGTTCGTGGTGCCCAGGGTGAACGTCACCGCGACCGTCTTAACTTTCACCCCGCCGACCGGGCACTTGTTGGTTGTCGGCGCTGACCATTGGACCGCCGTGCCGTTTGTCAGGTTGGTGTTCAGCACTTCATCGCCCTTGATTGTCGACAGGGCGCCCGCAGAATCGAGCAGCAACAGATACAAGCAGGTTGTATCGACTGCCTGCACCGCTGCGGCGCCGGTGTCGACGTTGTCGACGTCGGCCAAGTGATAAGCAATACCATTGATGGCGAAATCAGTCCCGGCGCCGTTTGGCGCCGTGAACTTCACCCGGTCCGCCGTGCCGGCGATGCCGAGCCCGGCCTTGGTCAGGCATCCGGTGAAACCACTTAGAGTCATGATGTCCATTTACTTTCTCCTTGAGATTTGCTTGAAATCAATCAAAGGCCGCCCGTAGGCGGCCCCTGGATTGCAGTGCAGTGAATTGCAGTGCATTGCAGTGCGGTTTGATTACAGGGCGGTGCGGCCCGCTTCGATGACGCCCATCCAGCCGCCGTTGGCGACCAGGACAGCGGACCAGAACTTCGCGCCCACATAACCACGTTGGCGCAGCGGATCGGTCTTGTCCTCGCGGGTGTGCGGGATGTGGATCAGGTCGAAACTGTCCATACCTCGCAGTGCCACGTCGCACGCAGCCTCTTCGCCCATCACGATCATGGGGTAGACATCGGCGCTGGTGCCGAGGGTCGAGTACAGCGTGGTGCCGGAGATGGCGGCGCCCGCATCGGCGTAGGCCGTGAGTTCCGGGCTGGTGATGAAGCGATAGCGCTCGCAAGCGCCCAGCTCGAACTCGCTGATGGCCTGGCCGCTGGCGTACTTCTCGCGCGGGGTAAAGCCCGGCAGGTCGCGGATGTCCGGCTCCATGTCCGTGGAGCAGAACACGATGTAGCCGGCAGAAATCGCCGACGTATCGTAGTCCGGCGACGGCTTCAGGATCCGGGTTTTCATCTTCGCGTGGTTGAGTTGCAGCGTTTGCGCCATCTTGCGGATGACGTTCAGGCTGACGGTCTCGTCCACGGTCACGCGGCTGGTGCCACCGGCGTAGAGCACGTTGGTGGCGGCTTTCAACGATCCGAAGCGGACCATTTCCCGCACCAGGCCCATGCGCTCGCCGGTCTGGATGCGCATTTCCTCCGGAATGTCGTCCTCGTACAGTTCCGCGGCCTTGTCGGTGTAGCTGTAGAGCGCGGCGTACTGCTGCAGTACGACACTGACATCCACCGGGGTCAGGGTTTCCGCCGCAGGCGTCACGCCTTCCGCTGTGATGTGCGCAGCGGCGCTGACAGACGGACGGTTCTGCGTGCTGACGCTGGAGGTCGTGGCGCCGTAAGGCAGCCAGCGACGATAGGTGATGTTGTCGCCCTTGTTCGGTGGCATCTTCACCATCTTGCAGCCGAGTGAGAGGACTTCAACCGGCATCGCGTGCGCTAGGGTCTCGCCCTTGATCTCGTTTACACGTCCGGCATTGGTTGTATAAGCATGCGTAGGCATGGTATTTTTCCTTTGATGTGTTTAACCCCCTCGCACGCGCATGAACCCGCGATTGAAGGCGGCCTGATCGGAGACTGCGGATGCCCCTGGAGCGCTTCGGCCTTTCGGCGCGATGGCTCGTTCGAGGCGACTGGTGTTTTGTTGACGTGTGCCCTGGCCTTGCTGCTTCCAGTTTTTGAATTTATCGAGACCTTCGGAGATAAAAGTAGCACTCTGGCTCTCAAGGAATTCGGCGCGATAGTCGGTTTGTTGCGTTGACAGCCACAAAGACAGGTCTTGACTGTCCCGGATGGATTTCCAGTCGCGATGGAAGTGCGAAAGCATTTCCTCGTTGACCTTTTGAAGCAGCTCTGACTCACGTTCCAATACCACCTTGTTGACGTGTGTAGAGACGTGCTCCTGCGTGACTGACGCGCCTGCTGAAGGTGTGCCAAACAGCAATTGGCCGAGATCGCCGAGATCGCCCGCAAGTGCTTCCGCAATGTCCGGATACTCTGCCTGCAATCTCTTCAATGATTCGGCCTTGATCTCCCGCCTGCCCAGCCCGGCGTTCGCCGTGGTGAGTTGTTGCTGGATGTCGCCGAACTTCCCGAATACCTGCCGCAACTGCTTTTCTACCTTGTCCTTGGAGTCTCGAAGCTCCCCAACCTGGCCCAGCAACGCTTTGATCTCGGATTCCTTGAGCCCGGCCAGTACCGGCTGTTCCGCGTCGGCCGCTAGGGCGGGCGCTTCTTCAGTTGTGGTAGCGTCTGGCGGTTCGGTACTCGCGTCCTCTTTAGTCGGTACAACAGGCGTACCGCGCACCCGCCCGAAACCCGCGGCAAAAGATGCGTCAGCTTCCTGTTGTACTGCCGCGTCCTGCTCGGCAGTCGGTTGCGTTGGAACGTCCTGCTGTTCCGTCGTAAACTCCGTGTCCTGCGTCTGCTCGGCCTGTGTCGTCACGTCAACCTCTTGAAAAACAAAAAGCCCGCGCAAGGCGGGCTCTCAACTGTCGAAGGGCGTTAATTGCTTAAGTTACTTAAGTTACTTAACGTCGTCCGACTCCTGCGGCGTCGGCGGGTAGGCCAAGGCCAAAAATACTTTGCATTCAGCAATCCTTCCACGGATGCGCTCGGTCTTCGCTGCGTCGTGGCTGCCGTCGTTCATCGCGCGCCAGTAGTCAAGGCGCTCTTCGTAGTGTTTTTGCAGTTTCAACCAGGTCGGCGAAAACAAGTCACCGGGCAGGAGGACGGCCATTAGTGGTTCGCCTTCACGCCTGGTAAGCCTGCCCAGGTTTCGCGCGGCCCGCGGGTTCGGTCGGCGGCTTGGAGATTTGCTTGACCGTGTTGGTCTTGTCCGACATGCGCTCCTGAGCCTTGGTCTTGATGACCGTATCGGCGAGTTTTCCGCGAAGGCTGGTAACATTGATGGTCTGGTGGCCTTGCAATTCGGCATCCTTCAGTTGCGCCCGCAACTCTTCGACCCCAACGGTTACAGCGCGGTCGCGCTCGTTTTGGTCGGCTTGCCAGTTCAGCCTGGCCTCTTCGTAGGTGATCCTCATCTGCTCAATCATGACCCTGAAGTCTGCGGGCTGGTTTTGCTGGCTCTCCTGAATCTGCTTCCACTCTTCTTCGGTGTGCTGGAAGCGCTCCGGGTCGAGCTTTTGCGCCTTGCAGGCTTCGGCGAAGCACTTCCGCGGGTCCGCCCCGTAGTTCGGATTAAGCGATGCTGACACCAACTGGATGATGGCCTGGTTCTGCAGGTCGCGCTCCACCAGCACGGATGACGCCCTGGCATCGATGGTGAAGTCGCCCTTTTCCTCTGGGTTCTCGCCGTGCTGCATCAGCCAGTCGTAAAAACGACCCACATGCGGTTCGGTAATGCAGTCGTCGAACAAACGTGCCATTCTGCGCAGCACGCCCGATGCGTTGTTCTGTAGCATAGTCATGCCGCCAACGGTCTCCGGCGCCTTGCCCTGCTGACCCTGCAGCAGCATCGGCATGCCGGTCACGTCCTCAGCCATCTTCAGATAAAACTGGATGATCGCCAGCAGTTCGACCTGCCGCGACGGGATCTGGAACGTGATGAAGGCGTTTCTAACATCCTGAATATCGGCGTCCGCCCTAGCCTTCCATAGTTTATTAGACCCAATGCGCATCACGCCATCAACAGGCTCTACGACCCCGTCGAGCATCACGATCTGCGACCCGGCGGAGACCGCAGCGTTGTCCATCATGTTGCGTGTGCCGGCATTGATCCCGCGCTGCGGCACGCTGATCTGGTGGCCCACGCCCATGCCGGCCCAGTGGTCCTCCGCCATCTGCCAGCACATCACATCGTATGGAAACTCGCCCGAATCCAGCGGGTTCCGTGCTGCCTTAATCACGCGGTTATTAACCATCGTCACAACGGCGTCGATGTAGTCGTCCTGCATCTCCGAGCAATCGCAGCCCGCGGCCTCCATGTCGTCGCGTTCGATGGTGCCGGTAAAATACCAAATGTCGAAGGGTCGCCGGCCGATGGTGTCGCGCGGCGCGAATTTCGCCGTTTCCGCGGTCGGCAGTTGCGGCCCTTCTTCAAGGACGGCGTCGATTTGGCTGTCGATATAACCAGGCGTGCCTTTCAACTCGCGCAGCGCCTTGCCCGTGATGTCGTCGCGCTCCCAGCAGTACGAACCGTCGTGGATGTCTTGCCCGCAAGTTCCGTCCGGCCAAAAATTCCACGGCTTGATGCGCATGGACACCGGGCTGATCTTCTCTTCCACGGTCATGCGCATCTGGCCCTGCGGGTCGAAATCTATTCGCGCCTTGCGCTTCCTGACCGGGACCGGCCCCTTGAGAATGCCGACGCCGATGCGCGCCGCATCTTCCACGACCTTACGCCCCTCGGCGTGCCACTGGCATTCTGTCAACCAGTCGGCAATGCGAGTCTGCGCGCGCTCGGCCTTTTTCTCGGCCAGTTCCAATATCTTCTTTGCTAGGTCACCCTCTGTCGCCTGCCCGCCGTCAGGCAGGTTGACCAGCGCCTTGCTTTCGGTAGCGTCCGACAGCTCCGGGATCGGCGTCGCCTTAAGTCCCCATGGCCGGTCATCCGTCGGGAACAGCATGTCCGCCACCCGCGCCGCGGACGCATCCACATACGGGCGCGTGATGTTCAGGTACACGGTGCTGCCCGTCAGCGCCTCCGATCTGGCAATCTGCCCTACCGGTTTTGAGGCCCATCCGCCGCGCCTGACATCCCGATTCCGCTGGTTGACGTTGTCGTACCCCTCATAGGCGTTCTGCGCGTCGGCCCACTCCTGTTCAATTCCGGACTGGTCGCGCGCCGTGATGGCGTCCTTGCGGTAATCGAACAGCGTCTGGCACAGCCCATCCAGGCGCGCGGCCCGCTCGGCCTCCTGGCGTTTCATTTCCTCTTCATCCAGCGCCATTTCTTCGGGCGATAGGTCCGGGCTGAGTTCGTCTTCAGCGGGATCCATGTCGCGCGGCTGTTCAATATGCATCAATAGCCCATACTCCGATCAATAGGCACCCACGGATCGGTTTTAACGCCCGATCCGCCCCTGGCCGGCTTCCATCCCTGGCCGAACTGGCGGAACGCATCGGCGTAATTCGAGGTCCAGTCGTGCAACGGGTAGTTGCGAAATACCTGGTTCTCTTCATCCCACTCCCTTCGGTAATTTTCCAGCGCAGCAACGCCATCGGCGCAACCCTCGGTATCAAAACAGCATTCATCGAACTTGGCGCGCGTCTGCTGGATGCCAATACTAATATCATCGATCCGCGGGACTATAACGAAATGGTGACCGGGCATGAGGTCTTGCAGCAGTTCTTTCCATGACTTGACGTTGTGCGCCCCGAGTCTGCGAACCCCGGCGTCATGCGGCAAAAAGTGGCGGCCAAACGTGAATCCGGTTTCCAGCAGCCATTTCACGTACCAGTCCAATGCTTCCGAATGGTTCTCAACGCAGCGCAGAAATCGGTGCTGTTGGGATACGTGCTGCCCGCACCAGATCGCCGTCGTGCCGGAGTCTTTACTTAACCCCAAGTCCCAGTAGGTATCCACCGGGGCAGATCGGACATACGGAACTTTAACGATTCGATCACCTGCCCGGGCCCGCTCTATTTCCACGGTGTAATAAGCGCCCTTGATCTGCGGAGTTTCCCACAGCCCGCGCAACAGCCGGTCCTGGTCCTCCTTCTCCAACAGCAGTAGGTTCGCCCGGTAGTCACTGCCCAGGTGCGGGTTGTCCGCCAGCTTGGCCGGAATGAATCGCCGCGCCCTGGTGAACACTTCCCGCGTTTCCGAATCCATCATCTCGACCTCAATACGCGCTGCCTTGCCCGAGGTCGAAATGCCGAACCGATCCTTCACCCACTTGAAGCCGGGACCGTCCGGGTTTGTCGTCGACCGTACATATAACGGTATCGTACGATCCACGCTGCGCACCCGGCTTATTAGGTACAGATACGGCCCATTTGTCGGCCAGAGCGTCAATTCTTCCCACCCGACGTACTGGAACGCCCGCCCGCGGTAGCGGAACCGCTCGATGTCCCGCTGAATAAACCCGAATTCCACGCGGGCACCACTCGGAAATGTCCAGACATGCGCCTGTTTGTCGTACCTGGCGCGGCGGTCGTAATCAAGGTAAATCTCGTGACTGCGGTCGATTAAATCCTTCAAATCCGGAAAGGTTTTGCGGAAAATGATCGCCTGATATGCGCGCTTCTCAAGGTGCGCTGGCTTTCCTTCGGCCGCCGGACCAAGCCCAAGCGCGTCGACTAGGATGCCGTCCGTTTTTCCGCCGCCCGCCGCGCCGCCGTAAAGCACCTCGAATTCGCTCGCCGACAGAAATTCCGCTTGTCGGTCGGTCGCCGCCCAGGCCGTTACTTCTTCCGCTACTTTTACTGCTTTAGCCGCTTCCAACCTGTTTTCCGGGAACAATAAAGATGCGGGCCACAGCATTACCCAACTGATCGTTGTCTCTCTCGTACAAGCCGTGGTACTTCATGGCCTTTTCCAGAGCGGCGTTTTTGTCGTGTAGCCTGACCTTTTTGGAACATCCAATGCTTTTGCCCTCGCCACCCATCAACTCATCAACATCAAAGCCGGACACAGCCGCCGCTGAATCGTCGTCCAACTCATGCGGCAACTTAAGCGTGCCGTCCTCCCGGTAGAGCTTGCGGATGTCCGCATAGGACAACCTGGCAACCTCGCGCAATGTGCGCTCCGTCGTTAATTCGTATTTACTCAACACCTTGCCAAGCCTCTCGCGCAAAAGGGCGGCAACCTCCGGATGCCTTATCATTTTGCTGCCAACCACTTCGGCGCCCTTCCGGCTGTATCCGGCATTGATTGCAGCAACCTTGCCGTTCCCGCCATTGGAAAGGTACGCCTCGACGAACAACGCTCGCCGGTGCTCGGCCGACATCTGCGACGTGCCGCCAACCTTTACCGTTTTCTGGCGAGCCTTCGATGCCCTCACTAATGGCTTAGGCTTCTTTACTAATAACTTAGGCTTCTTTACTAATGGCTTAGGCCTCTTCACTGCGAACTCCTCCGGCTCCAAGCGGCGCCGCCGCGCTTGTTGTTCAGGAGCAAAACGGCGGCGCCGACTAGAATCATGGAATTCGGCCCCGGGCTCCACTCCGGATGGAAAAGCGGGTACAGCACGGCCCAGAAGGCACCGACGGCAAGAAACCAGTGAGCCACCCTGACGCCGTGCGCCGTCTGTCGTGACATCAACCAGATAATTCGGCCACTGACTAGAAGCAACGCAACAGCCAGCGCTGTGTGAATTATCGCTAATGCTTCCATGATTCTCATTTACCTTTGAACATGCGGATGAAAAACAACGGATCCTCCTGAAACTTGCCGGCTATTTTTATGATTCCCGGTACCAGCGTCATACCGGTCAGGCCGAATAAGAAGCCATAAGCAGCCTCGATTTTGTCCAACCACTCAACGCCTAGCGCCGGGTCTCCGCCGTGAAGCAGGCCCGCAGTGTAGGGCGACGGGATCGGAGCTAAGAACACAGCGCATCCGAGCCCGGCCAGTACCGCGGCGATACCCTGCAGCTTGGTTAGGTCCTTCAGGAAGCTCAGCGTGACGACTCCCCCGGCAAATCCAGCCACCAGGGTTAGAAGTTTTATCCCGAGCCAACTGCCAGTAACTGGTTCTGTCATGTTTCTCTGTCCCTCAGTCTGGCAGCTCGTTGATCCTGGCCTGCGCCCCGGCAATGGCGGCATCGGCAATGTCGGATAGAGCCGCTTTAATCTCTTCGCCCGTGGCTCCAGTTTCTTCCATAGCCTTGATTTTACTGAGGACGGCCTTGCGCTCGATGCCAATGGCGATCAGATTCAGCGCCATCTCGGCAATCTTCCATATGACCGGATTCATGGCTGCTTCCTCGCTTCGGCGGCCACCCGTTTATGCAACGCGGTCGCCAGTCTATTTATCAGCGCGGCCTGTGATTGCGCAGAGCTTATATCCCCGAGTTCGAGCAGGGCCTGTGCGGTCTTAACCTGTTCCCGCAGACGCTTGACCTCATCCAGTGCCGCCTGCGCGTCAACCTTGGCCATGATCCCGCTCTGTGCGTTGTTGCCGATTACATTTGCCGATGCGGTAAGAGTCAAGTTCGCCTCGTTAATGACGCTCTGCGCTATCTGAGCGGGCGGCGATAGGTTTGCATCGACTTTCAGCGTATCTCCAGCCAATTCCTGTAGCCCCGCGCAACCCATCATGCCGCCGGACAGCAACGCCAAAGCCACCAAGACCGGCAACAGGGGCCAGCGAATGAAGCCCGATGCCTTGTTATGCAGTTTATTCAGAGCATCCGATGCGGTTTTGGCTGGACCAGGCTGGATCAAAGCGTCTACGACAAGTCCGGAGGCGAACCAGGCTTGCAGGAGCGTCACGCCATTGGCGCCGTCCATGTTGACCTGCCAGATGCTCGCAATCGCAGCGCCCAACACACCGAGCGTGCCCCATCCCAGCGGCTTGTCGTCGATAAGCCAGTAGGTGATCGGGCTCCAGGGCGCCAGCCCGCGACGGGCCTGACTGAGCCAGCTTGTCAAGGCGCCGGCGATCAACGCCAGCGTGGCCCAGGCCTGCGGGTTTGCGGTCACGATTTCGTTCAGCATGTCGAATTCCTCTACGGTTTAAAGGTCCGCCTACCGGATCGCGGGGAGCGCGTGGTTAGATGGACCCAGCCTGGCGTGTCTTCAGGGCTCTCGCGATACAAGTCATAATCTTCTAGTTTGCTGTTTCTGCCGCCGGTGTACTCAAAGAGGTCTAGCCAGCGGTCGAAAGCGTTGCCCGGGTCGTAGTCATCCATACCGGCCTGCGCCCTTATTGGGTCGCGGCTCCACGTTCCGTCCATGGCCTGTATGAAAAGGATTTTGTGCGACGACCGGCCAGACCCCTCTTCAGTTTCCAGCCGAAACCCGCCGCCGCCGCTCCCGCCCTTCCGCCCGCTGATTTCGGTTCCGGTGTCCGGATCTATTACCGGGGCTCGCCCGGTGGATGCGTAGTAGTCATTTCGCAGTGCCTGGCGGCGCAGCAGCATGGTATGGGCCGCGTCCTCCTGTTCCGGCAGGTGCGGCTTTTCCTCGCCCGTGGTCGGGTTGCGGAAAAACTCCCGGAGAGTAATCATGCGCAGCTCGGCAGGATCGGGGTGGCCAGCCGTAGACCTACTTTATGTAGAACAGCGGCCTGTAGGCTGTAGGCCTCCACCTCTCGCCGCAACCAATCCGCGCAGTCCCTGGCGTCGCCGCCGCTGGCCCATTGCAGATAGTGAACCATCTCGTGGAATAGGATTGCGCGGGAAAATGGGTCGTCCATGTCCATTTCCATGTCGATGAAAATCATGTTTTTGGC